ATGACGGACGTGTGGGCACAGCCTACATTCAAGAACTTCGTTTCAACAACTATTGCGAACGTTTGCAAAGTTTAATCACTGATGTGTTTAACAACGAGTTTAAGTTGTACCTTAACAAAAAAGGTGTCAACATTGACTTGTCTATGTTTGATTTGAAATTGCAGGAGCCACAAAACTTTGCAAGCTATCGTCAGGCAGAACTAGACAACAATCGTATTAGTACGTTTACACAGATGGCTGCGGTACCATATGTTTCAAATCGTTTCGCACTAAAACGTTTCTTAGGGCTAAGTGAAGAAGAAATTAAAGAAAACGAACGTCTGTGGCAAGAAGAAAACGATGACATGTACGAAGGAGAACCACCTGATACAAGTGCAAGTATGCGAGATGCAGGTATAACTGGTGCAGATATTTCAAACGATTTAGAAGCAACACAAGGTGAAGATCTTGAAGATGCAGGTGATGTCGCCGGCGGCGAAGGCAACTTAGTAGGAGGAGCAGGACAAGGTGGTGAAACAACTGCAACACCTACTGCATAAATACATTATGATATTACGAGAACTATATTATTTTGATAAAGAAACAATGGAACCTGTTGAGGACAATCGCTACGATGCCGACAGTGATGCTTCTGTGATTGAGTTAGACGATACTCGTAAAACAAGACTGACTTTGAAGGACATAAACAAAGCTAGACGTGCAGACGACATGCATAGAAAAGAAAGTCAAAAAGATTTAACTTATATTAAAAATATGTATGGTATTGCATCCAATGCGGCAGCCGGCGAGCTAGCATAAGGAGTTTTGGTTGTCCAAAAAATATCATGACGGCGAAACAAAAGAACAACGCAAAATAAGAAAACGCTTAGAAAAATTAAAAAAAGACGTTGTTGTTTCACCTCCAATAAAATTAGAAAAATATCAAGTTGACGAAAACACAAAAAAAGTTGCATTTGTATTAGGCAACGGTGTTAGTCGAGCTGATATTAATCCGACTATGCTAAAAAGATTTGGAAAAATTTACGGATGTAATGCATTATACAGATCGTTTGCTCCGGATTATTTAATTGCTGTTGACATAAAAATGATAAAAGAAATAACTGCTAACAATTATCATTTAAGTCATATAGTTTGGACCAACCCAAATAGAGTTACAAGAGAAATACCAAACTTGAATTTGTTTAATCCAAATTTAGGATGGAGCAGTGGACCTAGTGCATTGAACTTGGCAAGCAGCCACGGATATGATACAATTTATATTTTAGGATTTGATTATGTTGGCCTAGGTAAGAAAAACGAATTAGTAAACAATGTATATGCAGGAACACAAAACTACAAACAAATTAATGAAAGAGCCACATACTTTGGTAACTGGCAACGTCAAACTGCAACTTGTATTAAACGACATCCAAAAACCAAATATGTAAGAGTAGTTGAAACACAGAGTAGCTTTGTACCAGATTCGTTAATAGGAATAGAAAACTTAACACATTTCACCAAAGAAAATTTTATAAATAGATTTAATCTATCCTAAAACATTAAAATGGGCTATTTTGACCCCATTTTAAACGTATATTTTTCAAAAAGTGTAAATATAATAGACAGCCTTGACAATTAAAGGAGAATGACATGACTGGACGCAATAAATTTGAAGAAATGCTTGAACTTCTTATCAATGAAGATAAAGAAGGTGCAAAAGCATTGTTCCACGAGATCGTGGTAGAAAAATCAAGAGATATTTACGAATCACTACTAGAAGACGAAGAAGAAGTTGAAGAAGCTTCAGACGAAGAAGTAGATGAATCAGAAGATGACGATCTAGAAGAATCAGACGACGAGGACCTTGACGAATCAGCTGACGAAGAAGTTGATGAATCAGAAGATGACGACCTTGACGAAATGTTTGGCTTAGATCAATTCGAAGCTGACGCTAATCAAATGGATCCAATGGCAGCTATGGGCGGCGACGCTACTGACGACATGATGGGCGACATTGAAATGGGCGGCGACGAAGAAGGCGAAAGCGAAGGCGGTGCAGATTCAGCATTTGCCGACCTAGAAGCTGCACTAGATGCTCTTAAAGCAGAATTCGAAGCTATGATGGGCGACGAAGAAGGCGACGACATGGACATGGACATGGACGACGAAGGCGACGAAGAAGAAGATGAAGACGACGAAGAAGAAAAAGAATCATATGCATTCGAAGCCGAAGACGAAGATGACGAAGAAGAAGAAGTAGAAGAATCACGTAGACCAAAAACTGCTGGCGAACAGATGCGTGAATACGTTGAAAAAGTAACAGCAAAAATGGGCGACAACGGTACTAACACCAAGTCAATCGTAGCTGGTAAAAACGACATGGGCGGAACTACTGCTAACATTGCAAAAAGCAGCACAGAAGCAGGTGTTGAAGCCAACAAAGGTCAACTAAAAGGCAACGGTGTACTTAAAGGTTCTGTAAAAGATATGAATACCAAGAACGTAAATGTTGTTGGTGCTAAAGCAGCCACTAAAATGACTGCACAACCCGGCCATGGTGCCGAGAAAAAAGGTAAGCCAGAGACTGCTGATAAGTCAGCCGGATCGATGCTTAACGGTGCTCCAAAAAGAGCAAAATAATTTAGGACCGTTGGATGAATTACTTACGTGAACATTTGAGTTTCGATCAAGCTAGAATGGTTGTTGAGTCTGCTAAAGAAGGCAAGGACCTTTACATGAAAGGTATTTGTATTCAAGGCGGAGTACGCAACGCAAATCAGCGTGTTTATCCCGTAAATGAAATAAGCAGGGCTGTCACCACTCTCAACGATCAGGTAACTGGTGGATATTCAGTACTAGGCGAAGTAGATCATCCTGAAGGCCTAAATATTAACCTTGATCGTGTAAGCCATATGATTACAGAAATGTGGATGGATGGCCCTAACGGTTACGGAAAACTAAAAATACTTCCTACCCCGATGGGACAGCTAGTTAGAACAATGCTGGAAAGCGGCGTGAAGCTAGGTGTTTCATCGCGTGGTAGCGGAGAAGTAGACGGCGGCGGTGAAGTTGCCGGATTCGAAATTATTACAGTTGATGTAGTTGCCCAGCCAAGTGCTCCGGGTGCTTACCCAACACCAATTTATGAACATCTTATGAATACAAAAGGTGGTTATAAGGCAATCCTTACTAGTAAGGAAGTTCAAGGCGACAAAAAGGCACAAAAATATATTGCAGAGAGCTTATTAAATATAATAAGCAGGCTCCAATAAAAGGAGAATTATAATGGAAGCACTAAAGACCCTTTTAGAGAGTGATGCAATTTCAGAAGCAATGAAGGCTGAAATTCAAGAAGCATGGAACGCTAAGGTGAAAGAAAACCGCCTTGCTGTCACTGGGGAACTTCGCGAAGAATTCGCTCGCAAATACGAACACGATAAAGGTGTTATGATTGAAGCAGTTGAAGCATTGGTTAGTGAAAGACTAGCTGAAGAAATAGAAGAATTCCACGAAGACCGCAAGCAACTTGCTGAAGCAAGAGCAAAATATGCTGTAAAAATGAAAGAGCATTCAAATCTAATGAGTAGATTTGTAAAAGAAGCTCTTTTCAAAGAAGTTTCAGAACTACACGAAGACCAAAAAACAATTGCAAACAAGTTTGCAGTTCTTGAAGAATTTGTTGTAGAGCAACTTGCAAAAGAACTTGCAGAATTCCAAGAAGATAAAAAAGATCTTGCCGAAACAAAAGTACGTCTTGTACGTGAAGGCAAGGCTCACTTGGCTAAAGTAAAAGCAAACTTTATCCAAAGAAGTGCAAAAGCAATATCAGAAACAGTTGAAAAAGGTCTTCGTGCCGAAATTTATCAACTCAAAGAAGATATTGATACTGCACGTAGAAACGATTTTGGACGTAAGATTTTTGAAGCGTTTAGCTCAGAGTATATGCATTCTCATCTAAATGAAAAATCAGAAACCCAAAAACTACTTAAAGTTCTTGCTACTAAAGACAAACAACTAATTGAAGGCAAAAAGATTGTTGAAAAAGCAGTCAAGATTGCTGAAGCAAAAGATGTTCAAGTCAAGCGTTTAGTAGAATCACAAGAGCGTGCAAAAGTAATGAACGAATTGGTTGCTCCATTGAGCAAAGACCAACGTGAAATTATGACAGATTTACTGGAAAGCGTTCAAACTAACAGACTACGTTCTTCGTTTGATAAGTACCTACCGGCAGTTATTGACGGTAAATCTCCAGCAAAGCAGAAGGCAATACTAGCAGAAGGCAAAGAAGTTACAGGCAATAGACAACAAACAAATATGACAAAAGCAAGCGACAACAATGTAATTGATTTAAAGCGTCTTGCAGGATTAAGTTAAGGAGATTAATATGTCAGAACTATTAGAAAGTCGCTGGCAGGAGACAAAAGGTGCCCTACTAGAAGGCCTTCAAGGCAATAAAAAATCTGTAATGGCTGCAACTCTTGAGAATACTCGTAAGTATCTCGCAGAAGCTGCATCTGCAGGCACTACTGCTGCTGGTAATATCGCAACTCTAAACCGTGTAATTCTTCCAGTGATTAGACGTGTTATGCCAACTGTTATCGCTAACGAGTTGGTTGGTGTTCAACCAATGACTGGACCAGTTGGTCAAATCCACACTCTACGTGTACGCTACAGCGACAACTACACCGGAGACCAAGGTGGTAGCGTAACTGCTGGTGAAGAAGCACTATCACCATTCAAAATTGCAGAAGGCTATTCAAGCACTGCAAGTAACGATCGTGCTGCAAACACTGCTGCTCTAGAAGGTGTTGCTGGTAACAAACTAAGCATCCAAATCTTAAAGCAAACTGTTGAAGCTAAGTCAAGAAAGCTATCAGCACGTTGGACTTTTGAAGCAGCTCAGGATGCACAAGCAATGCACGGTATCGACGTTGAAGCAGAAATCATGGCAGCACTTGCTCAAGAGATTACTGCTGAAATCGACCA